AGAGACGAAACAGCCATACCAGTGAACAGACGGAATTGAGTGATATCCGTAGCTGCATCTTCAATCGAGAAGTACTTAGGGGTAGTACCAATCTTCAACACGTTAGTCGAGAAAGTATTAAAGAAAGCACTTTCAAGGAAGGGGTCATAGTTAGCTTTACGAAGGTCAGCAACAATGTCACCAGCAGCACTACGGTTACCATGACGGTCAACACGGAGCATACGGTCAGGCTGAATATCAGTGCCAGTTACACGCTCTTTGGTGAGGTTCAACGATTGAGTGGTATAAGGGAGTTGGATCAGAGACGGAGTACCGGGAGTGGTCCCGAAAGTAGATTCAACAACGTAAGAGAGGCCAGCGCGGCTACCTTGCGAGAATGCCATATTAAGTTTCCTTTATTCAAGAGTAGCAATACCATGCCACAGTAATTGGTGTGCAGTAGAAGGGAGAGTCAAGGAAACTCGTCCTGACCTCAGAGTAGTCTACAGAGATGATTAGACCATTATTTGAGATGTCTGTCGTAGCATTAAAACGGGACAACAACAAATCAGCTACATCATACCCAGCGCCCGGACCAAGCCCTTCTGGGGTACAAATCAAGAGGCTGTAGAGACCATCATATCTTTGTTGTGGATTAAGGCCACGGACAGCGGGTCTACGAGAGGTTGGGATAAGATCAGCCTTAACGAAGGTAGTTCCGTTTGTAAGATCATAGGGTAAGTTCTGGTGAGCATTCGAGGGGATGCCAACAGTGCCAGAAAGGTGTGTGTCTAGGCAGGCACGAATATCATTTATGATTGTCATTGACCACCTTTAACCTTGTTGATTGCATCTTGTAGATGGATATTAGCCCTGTTAATGACACCCTCGTATACCCCATGAGCGCCCATATTAACCCCACCATATTCAACTAAATAAGCATGTGGAGCATTATTATTCAAATACACACGCTCCGTCTTAGCGGGAAGGGCAGCAATATCACCAGCTAAGTTTGCTCGACCCTCTGCACGGTAGGCTTCTGGGACTGTAGTTTTCTCAGCAGGTCTTTCCAGATTTCCTGTGAACTGGCCAGCGGAAGAACTTGTGCCGATTGAGTGACTGGTGACATACCTGCCAGACCAGATAGGTGAGTTTTGAACCAAGTCCTCTGCCATACCCATCAAGAACTCGTCTCTTACCCCGTCAAGCTGTTGTTCAAGGCGAGAGATAATACTTGTGATACTCTCACCTATTGCTCTAGGTTGAGACATGTCATTCCCTCACTTGTAGGATATAACACATAGTCCCACCACTGGACCTAATCTCTGTAACTTTGATAATGTTTACGATACCATTAAGCCCAGTTATCTGGTCACCCACATCCGGCTCAGGTGTGTCTGATCCATTGACTAATTTATTACCCAAAACAACCTTACGGTCATCCCTTACAATAGAGTTACCATCAATCATGTTTGGGGCATAATCGTAGAAGTAGGCTTTTACAATGTAATCAGTGTTTGTCGTAGTGACGATACCAGTAGCATTATCATATGCACCAGAAGCCCTCTTACGGAGAGTTACATTCTCCCCAAAGTCTTGAACAAGTTTAAGTAGATCATAGGAGCGGAACGACATAATCAGGCTCCTTATTCATACTCAGGTGTGTTGTATCCCGGCGGGTTCTTGAACTGGTCTCTCCGGAAAGAGCCTTCAATGCGATTGGTATTAGCCCGAACAGCCTCAACTCCAGACTTGGTGATACCCCCAGCAAGGATACCAACAGCAGCCCCAGCAGTCTTACCTTGGTATTCTAGGCTATCTGCAAGTTGAGAGTAGTTCTTGATAAGGTCAGAGTAATTAGCACTCAAAGCCCCATCAAGTTGAGTAGTCACACGACGAGCATACTGAGACGCAATAGTACGACAAACCCAAGCGGCAGCATAATATACTTTGTCGCCATTCTCAGAAAGAGCAAACATAATCTCTTCGTTCTGAACTTGTTGATCTAGCGTATCAGTATCACCAGACAGCAAGCGAACAGTGTTAAGTCTCCCAGAACTTGTTTCTGTATTAAGGTTAGTAGGATCATAAGACCATGCCACTTTTAATTACTCCTCAAATTTATTTGATTTTTTGAGATTATCTTTAGCATGGATTACTCTTAAGTTCCATGGTACATGTAGTCCGCACACAATCTCATTATTTAGGGGAATTATGTGATCGACATGATAGATTTCACCAGTAACCTCCTGCATAAAAGCAGAGATATTATAAAATCTTTTTATGTGGGCAATTTGAGCGGGAGAAAGCCATTTCGGGGTTGCTTGACGATTCTTTGCCCGTCTTTTTGCATTATTAGAAAGAAAAATCCCTTTATTCTTCTTATAGTAAGAACCTTGTGATTCTTTCTTCTTTTCACAGTTATTTTGTCGGTATACAGAATCGCTAAGGTTTTTACACTCTTTGCAGTTAGACCGAAGTCCATCTTTTGCTGTAATATTTTTGTGAAAGGACGACAAGGGTTTTTCTTTGCCACAAGAATTGCAGACTTTTTGACCAGAGGCCGTAGTAGTATCCAAGTTAGTAGGATCATATGACCAAGACATCCAGTCGCCTCTCTTGCTTTATTCACCGAGAATAGAATCTCGCATCTTATAAAAGTCTTCCGTGATCCACCGATTAGTCAGCAGGAACCGACGAATAAGACCACGTTGTTTGTCGTCAATAGTAGATTTTTTACAACGCTTGCTCTCAAACTCACTCGTGCTAGAGGTGCGAGATTTAACTTCAGCATTGATAAGATTTACAAGTGAAGCCAGCTTCTCGGAGTTCATCTCAGAGAGACGGTCTCCAACTTTATTCTGGACTTCCAATTCTTTGTTGTGGTAGATATAACCAGAGGCGTACAGTACTGCAACTTTCTGTTCATCAATACTTCGCTCAAGCCAGTTAAAGTGATCCCCACGCTTCCACTCTTTTCCATCAGCGGACAATGGCATTTTAACAAATACAGGCCAATCGACCTGAAAGCCGAGGTGACTCGGGTGTGTCATGTGACTATTCCTTAATCTAGGATACTGTTGCGTTCTTTTATAAGTTGGGTGGAACCCCAAGATACTTCTCAGGGTTCCCCTTTTTGGTTTATCGTCGTTAAACGATAATCAAAGAATATCGCTATTAGGCGATGATACCTTTGAAGAAGTAGCCAAGGTCAGCACCGACAACCTTCATGTCGTAAGCCATCTTCACTTGGATGTGTTCAGCCACTTGCTGACGACGCAGAGCATCATCCGAGTACGACTCAACCGAGATACCCAGATTCGACACACCGGGGATGTTGTTCCAAGCGAAGGTCACACCAGCAGCCGGGGTCATCAGACCAGCGGTACGCGGGGTATGAACCAGCAGAGCATGCTTGCCACCAATGAAGGCATTCGATTCTGCCAGACCTTCGGCAGCACCGTTCTTCACAGCTTCCATCACGAAGAAGTTTTCGACTTCAAAGATTTCAGCCAGCTTGGCGTCAGTGATGAGGGCGGTGTTCGTGACGGTAGCACCACCATTCAGGCGGGCCAGAACGTCCGGGTGGTTAACCAGCGTGTCACGGACTTCTTTGCCGATAACCATCGTGTTCGGCTTGAAGCCACCCGACTTAAGCTGCATAGCGCGACGAGCATTCGTCACATCTTTCAGCGGGGTCGAGTTGGTGTAGTCCGACCAGTACACAGTCTCACCAGCACCGACCGAACCCGAAGCGTCACCAGCAACTTCCGAACCCCAGACGCCAGTAGCGAAGAAGGTCGAAGCGAACTGCTCTTCACGGTGGATCAGGATGCGGTTGACGAGGGTCTCAGCACCAGCCGAGCGGATTTCCAGAGCGGCGTCTTCGTTAGCAATGGTCTGCTCATCAAAGTCCATGCCAAGGCCATAAACGTCAGCAAAGTAGCTGTCATTCGAGATAGCCATGCCAATACGCTCAACTTCCGTACGGGGAGCCAGCTTCTTAACATCGCCCGAACGGTTCATGTTGGCGCGGTCATAGATGTAGTATTTGTCCGACTGACGGGCCACACCAACCACCGGGAACACTTTGTCAGCGATGAAGTTGGTCTGCGACTGGACATAAGCCAGCGTCAGGTTGGAAAGCGGAGCGTCGATATGGACCGACGAAGGGGTCAACATAGGCATATTAAATTATCCTTTTCTAATGTTCTAGGAATTAAGCAGCAGCATTGCCGCCTTGGATCAGTTCGATCTCAATGATCTGACCGTCCACACCAGCTTCACGGGCATAACCCAGAACAATGTTACCAGTGGTAGCAGTTGCAGCTTTACCAGCAGCAGTCGTGGTCACTTTGTCGCTAGCAGCAATCGTGCCACCTGCCTGAACCATAACCGAACCTTCAACGCAGATGGTAGCGGCATTGCCCGAAGCGGCACCAACAAGGCACACACCGAAGCAGTTTTCACCAGCCGAGTTAGCCAAGATGACCGAGCCAGTCGATTCCAGAGTAACGAATTTGAATTGGGCCGACGACAAATCAGCGCCAGCGATAAGAGTGCGGTTATTACGCGATTGCATAACTGCCATAATTATTCCCCTTTATAGGTTTTGGTGATAAGAGTTTTACCTTCTTCGGTCTTAGCTACGGCAGCATATGCTTTCGCGTAGTCACTCTTTTTCATGTGGTTGGTGTCCATGTGGGACTTGACGAGAGCATCCAGTTTATCGGCTGCGGTAGCAAATTCACCGTCAACATCCGACTTACCAAATTCTTGCATGGCAGCAGCAAAAGCAGCGTCAGCAGCTTTCAGGGCTTCCATAATAGCTTCTTCTTCCGAGAAAGACTTCAGAAGAGATTTAGCAACATCAACAGCAAAGTGCGGGAGGGCTTCACCAGCACGTTTGGTCAGTTCAATGTCAGCCTTTTCAATTTCGTGTTGCTTCTTAGCAACTTCAGCGGCTTCCAGAGCCTTGAGGACCGGGGCAGGGATGTCAGCCTTAGCCACCATCTCACCTTCAATCTCCATCATCTCAACGGGTGCCTTCTTTTCGATGACATCAGCCTTGATAACGTAACCATTCTCGATGAGACCCTTGCGAAGACGCTCATTATCAACCTTCAGCTTTTCAACCTCAGCCTCTAGAGCAATTTCTGCATCAGACTTCTTCATCTCATGGGCAGCACACATCTTTTCAGCGGTGCAGTCCGGGCAACCATCAGCCATCTTTTCAGTGGCATCAGTTTCTTGAGTTTCTTGTTCTTTCATAACTTCCTCATGGGAGTCGTCACGCTTAAAGAGGGAGACCATTGCCTGAGCATTGGCAGGACGATCCACGAGGGAAAGTTCTTCAAGCATGAGGTTTTTAAGGAGGGAAGGCATTATTCGATCTCCTGTTTCATCGCACGACCACCAATACTG